TTGGGTAAGTGGAAATATGTGCCGGAGCAAATCTTCGACCATTATCACCCTGCATGGACGGGAGAGCCGACTGATGCGCAGTTACGGCATACACAGGGGTATTACCACATTGATGAACAAACCTACATTAAGCGGTCAGCCGCTGGATTCCCAAATGAGAATGTATGACATCGACATCGAAAGAAAGGGCAGAAGATGTTTTCGATAAATACAGAGAATACACTGATAGTTCTATTGAATTATACAATCCAAAGCAATTAACAAGCACTATGACCCTATCAATCTTAATCTGCACCATTCAAGGCCGTGAGGGTTATCTCACCCGACTATTGCAGGAATTAGTGCAGCAAAAGGCACGGTTACCAATTCAATTACTTGATGAAGTAGAAATCATTGTCGAATCGGATAATGGTGCCATGAGTACAGGGCGCAAACGTAACTACCTTATAGGCAAGTCAACGGGCAAGTATATTGTATTCGTGGATGATGATGACATGATCGCACCCACCTACATCGCTGACATACTTGAAGCCGCAAAGCAGGATCCCGATGTAATCGTATTTAACGGAATAATGACCACCAACGGCACGGATGAGCGGAAGTGGTATATCAGTAAGGAATACGGCTATGAGGCGAAAGATGGGGCATATTATCGCTACCCTAACCACATTGTACCGGTACGCAGAGAGATAGCCGTTAAGTTCCCATTTCAAGACATTAAGATTGGGGAAGATTATCTGTATGCAACTGCGATGCACAATGCAAAGGTTCTGCAGACAGAGGTCAAGATTGAGAAGGAACTTTATCACTACCAGTTTAGAACAAATAAGTAAGTTATGGAACTATATTGGTGCCGACATTGTAAGGATACTAAACAATTGCTTAATAAAAATGTAGAAAATGGTGTACAAGAATGCTATTATTGCAAAACAGAACCTACCCCACCACAACCCTACTACCACACCGGAACCTATGAAGCCATTAAAGTTATCGAAGCATGGGGATTGAACTTTTCACTCGGTAATGTGATTAAATATGTCGCACGTGCAGGGCGAAAGACGGATAATCCTATTGAGGACTTGGAGAAAGCGAAATGGTATATTGAAAGAGAGATTGAAAAACTGAAAGGCAAATGAGATATTCCCAAAACAACGAACAAGATGTAATCGAACAATACTTCCGCACATCGGGAGTATTCCTGGACATCGGTGCTAATGATGGTGTTACCTTAAGCAATACCTATGCTTTGCAACTCAACGGATGGGGTGGTGTACTTGTAGAGCCGAGTGAAGATGCCTTCAATCGCATACCACCGAATGACAAGGTAAAAGCGTTCAATGTGGCAATCGGTACGGCAGACGGAACTTGTACCTTTCACGAAATGGGAACACATCTCAATAGGGGTGATGTATCGCTGCTATCCACCATTAAGAAATCAGAGATGAAGCGTTGGAATGGTACAGAATTTAAGGAACGAATGACAGAAGTATGGACTTACAAGACGTTAGTCAAGAACTCCCCCTACAAGGTATTTGATTTTATCAGCATTGATGCGGAAGGTATGGACTTTGAGATATTGGAACAGATAAACCTATCGCATACACAAATGGTGTGCATTGAGCATAATGGCAATGCTGACCTATTTCAGCTCATTAAAGAATACTGCAATGGGTTCGGACTGCATAAGAAATTACTTAACAATTTAGAAAATGTAATATGGGCGAGATAGTATCAATATCAATATCCTTTGCTATGTTTGGCTTTGGACTGCTAATGTTTGTTTGGGCATATAAATTATTCAAAGATGAAAAGTAAAGTAATCACATCTTTATCCTCCACAGGTAGGGAAAACTACAATGAAGCGATGTTAGGACTAATCCGTTCTATCAATCGCAATGCTCCCGACTATGACACTCATTTGCGTAGTGTAGATGGCTATGTGGATGAATACCAGGGTAGAAAAATACTACAAGGCAAATGGCCGAAGTCAGGCCAATACGAATCATGGAGCCATCAAAATATGCCGTATCAGTTTAAGCCGGTAATGGTCGCCGAAGCGTATGAGTTGGGGTACCGGAAAATAATATGGTGCGATTCAACCATTCGAGTAATGCGCAACCCTGACCCACTCTGGCAACTTGCAGCGGAGCATGGTATTGTAGCGTGGAACAATGAAGGGCATCCACTCCACAAGTATATGCCCGACCATCAAATTGCATGGTTAGGACTTAATAGCTACCAAGATGTAATGTCAATGTATCAGATTATGGCGTGTTGCATAGTGTTTGACTTCGACCATCCTGCGACTAAACCGATATTCGATAAGTGGATTGAAGGTGCCTTTAATAACTGCTTCCACCATAACGAGAGTAAGAATCCACACTATGTCAGCAGCAGACACGATCAATCGCTGCTATCAGCAATCATGAATCTCAATGGTGTAAAGGTGCAGCCGTATGGTGGACTTGCATACCGTGAGTTTATGCCCGTTGACCCATTTTTCATTAATTGGGGTGTAAAAGATTAAATTTGTAATATGAATCATAAAGAAATAACACAATCAGAACATCATGAAAATATCCGTAAAAAATTATGGATTGATGTTTATGTAGCTTATGTTGCTGCTTCAAATTCAACTGACAAAGATGGTGCTTATGTTTGGGCTGATATTGCACTAAAGAGATTTGATGAAAGATTTAATGAACCTAAACAATCTCACGAATAATGGGCTACACAGGAAAAACAATCGAACTAATTGACCTCATCATTGACAGAGTGCAAACGGTAGTAGATTTAGGCGCACAGAATGATTACCGCCATCCGACACTACCTGCACCATACGTTAAAGATACCTACTATGCCAACAAAGAGTACACAGCCATTGACATTAGCGGAGAGAACGGTAGTCAACCATACGACCTTTCCGAACTTCACGATTTCGGAATCCAATACGATTTACTCGTGGATGCAGGGACATCTGAACACGTGGGAAATAACGGTAAACATGACATCAAAGCCATCTACAACTGTTGGAAAAACAAACACAATCTCGTTAAAGTTGGAGGATTCATTGTCAGCGAAAACCCAAAAACAGGGAACTGGCCGGGGCATGGATTCAACTACTATACAACGGACTTTTATAAGTTACTCGCTGCCTTTGGTGAGTATTCTCTTATTGACTTGGGTGAACATCCAGCAATGGGTAATACGACTGATGGATGGAATGTTTACTGCGTTATGCAAAAGACAAAAGAGGACTTCATAACAATCGAGAAATTCAAGAAGTGTGGTATCGCAACAAGTTAAGCAGATAAAGGCAACATCTGTATTCTATGCCAACAAAGAAGCATACGAAAAGGGTTACCCAATAATCTGCAATGAGGGGGGAAGTCGATCGTCGAAATCATTCTCCATCGTACAACTACTGATTCAGATAGCATCTACCCAACGTAATAAGCGTATCAGCATCGTATCGCACTCACTACCACACATCAAACGGGGAGCGTACAGGGATTTCAAGACCATTATGGAAGAATGGAATATGTGGAAGGATGAAGATTTCAGCTTCACCGATTTCATCTACAAATTCCCTAATGGAAGTTATATTGAACTATTCGGACTTGAAGATGAGCAAAAAGCACGGGGGCCGGGTAGGGATATACTATTCGTGAATGAAGCTAACCTAATTAAAAAGACCTTATTCGACCAGTTAGCCATGCGTACAACGGGTACGATATTCCTTGACTGGAACCCTGCGGACTTCGTTAGTTGGGTGTACGATGTTGCGGACAATCCGAACAATAAGCGGATAAAATCTACCTATCTCAATAACAAGGGCAACTTATCCCAAACGCAAATAGACATCATTGAGGGGTATAAGAACCTGCCCGATGATTTCATGTGGAAGGTGTATGGATTAGGGGAAAGGGGTGCAGCGAAAGAGATAATCTACACCAAATGGCAGATAACAGATGTATTGCCGGAGGGGGGCGATGTGTTCTATGGTTTGGACTTCGGATATGTCCATCCACTTGCACTCGTTAAGGTGGTACACTATGAGGGTGCGAACTATGTGCAGGAATTAATCTACAAATCGGGATTAACGCCATCTGAAATAAGCAGGGAAGTCAAAGACCATATATCAGACCGCAAACCCGTGTACTGCGATGCAGCCGAACCGAAATCTATTGAAGAACTTTACAGGGGTGGTATTAATGCACAGGCAGCAAATAAGGAAGTATGGCCGGGAATACTGAAGGTTAAATCTTATCCGTTGTACGTTACTGCCAATAGTAAAAATATCATTCGGGAGCTGCAATCGTACAAGTGGAAGAAGGATAAGAATGACAATGTTATTGATGAACCGGTGAAGGAGAATGACGATGGGTTAGATGCGATGAGGTACGCCATCTTCACCCATCTACATAAGCCGGCATTTCAGGTGGCGGTATGGTAGGCGAATTAATCGTAATTTTGCCATAACAAATAATAACTTATGGGTTTATTCGATTTCCTCCGCCGCAAGGCAGCACCCGTTAAAACACCTGTTCAAGTATCAATCGAAAGGGGTTTGATAACTTGGGATGGGCAGAATCAAGCAGAAATTGTTAGGGATAGTTACATCGGTAATGACTTGGTATATGCCATCATTACGCTGATTACCCAAAAGGCGAAAGTGGCACCCTGGGGAGTGTATAAGGTGAAGGATAAGGCGAAGGCAAAGCAGTACCAGGCGAAACTAAACTCACCCGTTACCATTGACTTGAAAGAACTAAAGGAACTGAAAGAACAAGCCTTTGAACTATACGAAGGCGATGCCCGGCTGAATGAGTTGTTGAAATACCCAAATAGTGAAGATTCATGGAGCGATCTTATCGAACAATGGGTAGGGTTTAAGAAGATCACAGGCAATTCCTTCATCTATGCGAAAATGGTGGGCGATGCATCTGTGAACAAGGGCAAGCCAATGGAGTTGTATGTACTACCGGCACAATACATGGCCGTTAAGGTTGACATTGAACAATTCCCACCAAAGAAGGTAGCCTATCAGTTGTATTACGGGCAGTATATTCCTTTCAATACGATTGAAATCCTTCATGATAAGTACTTCAATCCCGAATGGTCAGCAACCGGTGGGCAGTTGTATGGATT